AGGAAAGCACTATGACTAAGTTAGAAGCTGATTTTCACGAGTACCACAAGCAAAACCCCCACGTTTACGAACTGTTCAAAAAGTATGCTCAAGCTGCCATTAAAACTGGTCGCACAAACTACAGTGCCTACGCCATCTTTGAGCGTATTAGGTGGCACACCGATATAGAAACTAACGACCCTCTCGACTTCAAACTGAACAACAACTATCGACCTTATTATGCGCGATTGTTCGGTGCGAACTTCCCTAAGTACAGAGACTTTTTCAGAACCAGAACACTGAATGCTGAGAAGGTATTACGTCATGGCTAGGTACATATTTGACTTAGAGACCAATGGTCTACTCGATGACCTAACCAAGATTCACTGTATCGGACTACACCAGATCGACAACAACGATAGGCGAAGAAACAGTGAGAGCGTTTATCATGGTGACGATATACCCCTTGCACTGGTTCTGCTCAGTGAGGCTGATGAAATCATCGGTCACAACATCATTAACTTTGATATCCCTGCCATAAAAAAGGTAGTCCCAGATTGGGACACAAAGGCCAAAATAACCGACACAATCGTCCTCTCACGGCTTCTACATGCCGACCTTATGAATGAGGATGCCACCTCCGTATCGCTCCCAGACGGCTTTCAGAAGCGACTATGGGGCAGCCATTCGTTAAAGGCTTGGGGCCTAAGAATGGGCACAATGAAAGGCGATTACAGCGGTGGTTGGGAAGAGTGCAATCAAGACATGATTGACTACTGTCAACAGGATGTTCATGTCACTCTTCAGCTGTATAAGAAGCTGATGGCTGATGCGAAAGACTTCAGTGACCAGAGTATTGAACTTGAGCATCAGATGGCAACCATCTGTGACGAGATAGGGAACAACGGCTGGACATTCGATGTCGATGCAGCCAATGCACTTTATGCCGATCTGGCGAAGAAGCGCATCGAACTTGAGAAAGAACTGGCTGCACTGTTTGAGCCTTGGGAACTTGAAACGCCATTTATACCTAAGCGCGACAACAAGACTCTTGGCTACAAGAAAGGCGAGGTGTTTTTCAAAAAGAAAGTCATCGAGTTCAATCCCAACAGTCGCAAGCACATCCACAAATGTCTGGTCGAGAAGTACGGATGGAAACCTAAGTCGTTTACCCCCAGCGGTGATGCCAAGGTTGATGAAGAGATTCTACTGAAACTCCCCTACCCCGAGGCCAAGAAACTGGCTGAGTTCTTTTTGATTCAGAAGAGGATCGCCATGTTGGCCGAGGGTAGCCAAGGGTGGCTCAAGGTCTGTGACAAAGATGGTCGCATCAGACACTCAATTATTGCCCAAGGCACTGTCTCTGGTCGAGCATCACACCGCTCCCCTAACTTAGGACAAGTACCTAGTACACGCGCTCTGTATGGCAAAGAGTGTAGAGACTTATTCACTGTGCCAAAAGGCTGGGTGTTACTAGGCAGTGACTTGAGCGGTCTGGAGTTACGCTGTCTTGCACACTTCTTAAACGATGGCGGTGAGTACGCCAAGCAGATACTTGAAGGCGACATTCATACCTACAACCAGCTGGCAGCAGGTCTCCCGACTCGTGCATCAGCCAAGACATTTATCTACAGCGTGATGTATGGCGGTGGTGATGGTCTGGTGGGAGCACAGGTAGGCGGTGGTGCTAAAGAAGGAAGAAAGCTAAAGAGAGACTTTATGCAATCTATCCCTGCATTCAAGCAGCTCATAAGCGAACTGAAGAGAGCCTACGACAGCCGAGGTTATCTAAAAGGTATCGATGGTCGCAAGCTGTTTGTCCGATCAGACCATAGATGCCTCAGTCAACTGTTGCAGTCGGCAGGTGCGCTTGTGTGCAAGAAGTGGCTGCAGCTGATCCACAACGAAATCAAAAACCAAAACCTAGATGCAGAGATTCTTGGATGGATTCACGATGAAGTCCAGATCGCCTGCCGTGACGAAGAGGTAGCAAAACATGTCGGTAATATCACTGGAAGAATGGCGAAAGAAGCAGGCACTCATTTCGGGTTCAAAATCCCAATCGAGTCTGAATACAGTGTGGGAAGAACTTGGAGTGACACCCACTGATAAAGACCTTCCCTTTGATGAGAATGTAGAGCAGATGATTGCATTCTGGATTGTCCTCGATAAGGCCCATAGAGAGCCGTTTACAGTTAAAAGTAACTTCGCTCGACAAGCAGCATGGCACATCGGTGTTTGCGCTTGTAAGGGCCTTGTGTCGCTAGAAGTGGCCCCCGATATGTTCACTAACTACTGGCAAATCACATTGGAAGGAATAGATTTTTTGGAGAGCCTAGATGAAAGCATTGCAAAACTTAGCAAGTGATAAGACCACCCTACTGATTGATGGTGACCTGTACCTTTTTCAAGCCTGTGCAGCTGCCGAAGAAGAAGTCGATTGGGGTGACGATATTTGGTCACTGTCAACTGATCTTAAAGTAGCCAAGCAGATATTTGACAAGCGCATCAGAGACTTTTGTGAGCGATTAAGTAGCAGTGAGATTCTCGTCTGTTTCACTACAGGCGACAACTTCCGCAAACAAGTGCTGCCAACTTACAAAGGTAATCAAGTAAAGACACGCAAGCCTGTCGGCTACAAGGCCATGATCGAGTGGTGCTACCAAATTTACCCATGCTTTAGCCAAGACGGCTTAGAAGCTGATGATGTCATGGGCATTCTTCAGTCTAGCAAGGTCGCACCTACATGTATCGTTAGCGATGACAAAGACATGAAGACGATAGCAGGTAAGCTGTATCGACCTATGGCTGATGAACTACTCCAGATCAAGGATCAAGAGGCAGATCACTGGTTTCTGACTCAGTGTCTGGTCGGTGATGCCACTGATGGATACTCTGGATGCCCTCGCATTGGCCCTAAGACAGCAGAGAAGGTTCTGGGTAACTACCCCAGTTGGGAGCAGGTAGCCCAGCAGTACATCAAAGCAGGGCTGTCTAGAGAGGAAGCACTGGTTCAGTCTCGCTGTGCAAGGATACTCCGATCAACTGATTGGGATGCAGAGAAAGAAGAAGTGATTCTCTGGAGTCCAGTTGTATAACCAAACCATTAACTAAATAAGCGAAGGAGAAGCTAATGAAAAACATAGTGGATAAAAATAGTAAGCCCAAGACATCTGATTTTGTAGCTTGGGTAATAAATGAACTTGAGGTCAACCCAGATGACTTTGATGCTCTTTATGGGTGGGAAGGCTATTTAGTACATACGCCTAGTCTATATCAGTTTGAGCTGAGAGAGGGTTTCGAGCGTGTCCAAGAGCCTTTCCGTCTTTATTTTGGTTTAGTTGATCGCTGGCGGTTTAGAAGAGCCGTTAACAAGTGGAAAGCGGCCAAAGCTTTAAAAGACATGCAGAATCCAAAGCCACCAGAGTCAGAAGTAAACAATGAAAATTGAGATAGTTCTTAGTATTGATCTGGACAAAGACAATTTAATAGCCTTAGACCCACGCTACAAAAACAGCCTCCCCGATGATCTGTATCAGATACTGCTTGAGAAACAGCAGGGAGCAAAAATAATTGAGTCAATACAGGATGCAGTGGAGGATAAGTTCAAATTTAAAAGCATGGAGATACGCCAATTATGATACTGATATATAAAACCAGCCTATACACTGGCAAAGTCAACAGCATGTTACTCGACATCACCACTGATCAGATCGAAGAGTGGGAAAACGGCAAGCTAATACAAGATGCCATGCCCAACCTTACTGCTGATGAGAGAGAGTTCATGATATCTGGTGCAACTCCAGAAGACTGGAACGAAGCACATGGAGTTAACTAGTTACGACCAGAAGTGGATAGGCCGTAAGAACGGACAGTTCCAAGAACCCAGAGCCAAGTACTTGCTTCCGACAATCAAAGAAGAGGAAGAGGCTTGGCAAGAGCACTGCAAGTGTCCTAGGCCCATCTATCGTGCTAACACCAAATACACTAGACCCTGTAGAAACTGCGGAAGGAAAGTTAAGCTATGAGTATAGAAAGAGAAACCAGTCGTGAAGACTGGGACAGACTAAGGAAGCAGTATCCAGCTATCGAGAAACCCATTCCCCCAGTAGAGGCTAGAGGTGATTACGACAAGGTCAAGGGTATGACCCCAGACATGGTTAACCACCCTAGCCACTACACATATGGAAAGATTGAATGTATCGATGGTATTGAAGAATCAATGTCTACAGAAGCATTCAGAGGTTACTGCAAAGGTGCTGCTATGAAATATCTTTGGAGGTACGAGAGAAAGGGAAAGCCCTTAGAAGATTTACAAAAAGCGCAGTGGTACTTGGTGAAGCTAATCTCAAGTCATCAATAGCAATACACACAAGGAGCACAAGGGTAGTGAAGATTACAAAGTTCATCGTGTAAGGATACCTCTTAGGTTAATAGTGGATGGAGTTACTATTATATTAACTAAGAGGACTATGAACTAATGCTTATACTTCATGGCAACTATGTCTTAGGACATTAAACATAGTCACAGCACTACCCTGTGCATTAAAGGATGGTGGTAAGAGGACATGCAGCATCCACGAAGGAAACCACACATAAGTGGAACTGGATTACTTACACAGTCCCCCTACCACCACCGCTCATCATTATAGTACCCCCACCAAAAACATGTGAATTTATTTTGTCCACCCTTCAGAGAAACTACAGGTGTGGATACGCCACGCGGTGCGGTAAGCACTAGTAACACTAGTATTACCATTGAAAATAGCCAAGCACATGTTCCCCTCAAGTAGGCTCTAGAGGACTAAGGTTTTCCCCCTCATCCTTACTCCGATAGAGCCTACTTCCTTTGTCTTAGACCCAAGACCACTATGGACACTATAGTAGCCTTAGAATGCATTCTATGGCCTTCTATGGGGTCTTTAGTGGACTGTGGTTAGCTATGGTTAGCTTTAGTTGACATGTGTTGACTATGGTTGACTATGGTTGACTATGGTGGTCTTGAGCCATGTCCCTATTTTCAACTAAAAAATATCCCCTTACACCAAAAAATTTCACTCATGTCAGCTAAATGTCAAATGTCAGTGGAGTAGGGTAGGGCACTATCTTTGTCTTCCCTAGTCTCCCCTGTTGTTACCACTAACTCTAATTAGTGGACATAAGGATCACCAGTAATTCTGGGACTCCTAGCTGCAAAATTGACCCCCAATGGGTCTAATGTCAGTCGATTTCAAAAATGCCGTTAAACCCTCGGCTTGTTGTTGTTGTTGTCTGACCCTTTTAAAGAGAGCCTAAGTTTCCACACAGGTTAACCCCTATGCCTATCGAACAAAACGTCCAACACATAGACGATCTGAATCCTCAGAACCCCCCTGCGACAGACCCACTGTCACAAGTGTACAACCATCTGAATCTGATCAAGACCGCAGTTAAGCAGACGTTCCCTAATGTAACTGATGCGGTTACAGCTAGTCACACAGTCCTCAATGGTCTAGACGGAAGAGTCACCGCAATCGAAAGTGCAGATACACCTGCTATTAAGAATACCAGTGGTACACCTGTATTAGACTCTGGTATTACTGCAGAAGAAATAAGAAATCTGATTGATCTAGGCACTTCTGATAACGTGGTTTTCAACCAAGTAGAAACAGATACAGTAAAGCTACAGGCTCCACATCCGTTTAACGGAATATGGACGATAACTACTTCTGGCTTTGATCTACTCATCAAGTACAACAACGTGACTCGATACAAGCTATCTAGTAGTGGAACATTCAGTGCAGACCAAGACATCATTGCAGAAGCGACTATGTAACTATGGGTCAGATACTCCCTCTTCGTCAGCTATCAGACGTAGGTGTAGTTACCGATCAGTCTCCCAGTAGCCTACCCCCTACTGCATTCACCAGAGCAAAGAATGTAAGGTTCGATGAAGGTGCAGTTGTCGGTGGCCCAGTGTTTCGTAGAGTCTCTGATTTGTCTAACAACATTAGACATGTATTTGGTATTGATGAAGCTAGCGGTTACAACAAAGTATTACTAGTGTCTGATACTTTTGTATTGCAAGAGTATGCCAACGGCACAATCACAAATGTCAGCGGAAGTATTTCGCCTCTATCAGCCTCTGATGCATCTTACACTGGCACTAGTCTAGCTGATGTTATCTATGTGAACAGAGAAGACAGAGTGCCTGTCTATCGGACAGCAAGCGGTACTAACTTTGCCAACTTACCCAACTGGAACTCCACATGGAGAGCAGGTTCACTGAGAGCCTATGGCGACTTCTTGATTGCATTAAACATGACAGAAGGCTCTACCCAGTTCCCCAGTCGCGTTAGATTCTCAAACTTGACTTTGTCTGGACAAGTGCCAGACAGTTGGGATGCAACTGACACTACAAAGTCAGCAGGTTTTATTGACCTAGTAGAAATGAAGACCCCCATCATTGATGGTCTGCCTCTTGGTAAAAACTTCTGTATATACAGTTCAGACCAAGTGTATATGATGGAGTTTGTTGGCGGTACGTTCATCATGAACACCCGAAAACTATTTAGTGATGCAGGTGTCATCAATACAAACTGTGTGGTCGAAGTAGAGAACCAACACTTTGTCTTTTCTGAGAATGACATCTATGTACACAATGGTGCAGAGAGACAGTCAATTGTTGATGGCAGAGTAAAAAACTATATCTTCAACGGCATGGACACTGGGGCATACGATAAGTTTTTCGTTCAGCACAACCCAGACCTCAACGAGGTGTACTTCTGCTACAAGTCTGGCGATGACATGGCCCAGTTCACCGATGGTGACCGATGTAATCGAGCAGCAGTTTATAACTACAGAAACAACACTTGGTCATTTTTTGACATGCCTAATGTGGCATCTGGGACTGTCGCCAACGTACAGTCTACCCTCACCTATGCCACTGCCCCTGCAAGCCTAACTTTCGAAACAGCAGGTGGTAGCTTCCAATCGCAAAACAGTGGGTTTGACTACCACACACTGTTTGTTGGTGATGCTGTTGCTGGTATATCTAACAATGGTCTTTATGGTCTCGACAATGCCGACACTGGCACACTCTCGTTCCCAACAGATACCAATGCCACTAAACCGCCATTTATTGAGCGTGTAGGTATTGATCTCGATGAGATGAGTCAACTGTCTGGCTACAAGGTAATCCAAAAGTTATACCCCCAGATTGAGACCCCCAACCCCAACAAAACTTTTAACTTTACATTGGGCGGTGCAAACCTTTTGTCCGATGTGACTAACTATGAGCCTCAAGTTACTTTTGACTCTAGTTCAAATCACAAGATCGACAGCAGAGCATCGGGTCGATACCTGTCTTACAAACTAACAACAGCCTCTTCCAAGGACTTCAGTTTCACTGGTTTTGATTTGGAGGTCACTGTTACAGGGAGGCGATAAATGCCAATCAATAGAAACACTGATCTTGTCCTTACTCGCTACAGTCGTGGCAGTGTTCCAAACGATAGTGCCCAACTTTCAGTCTATCTGTCAGAAGAATTACAGCGGTTAGAAACAATCATACGCGACCTGTCCGAAGCCTCTGTACAAGCAACAGATAATCCTCCACCAGAGCCAAGGAAAGGCATGGTGAGATTCAACATACTGCCTTGGAATCCACTCAGTAATGGTCAACAGCAGTTGGTCGTTTACAACGGAACTGCGTGGGTTGCTGTATGAATATTGATAAGTCATTAAAAGCCCAAGTTACTCAGCTAGAAAATTCAATCAATACAGTGATAGACAGCGGAGAAGCTGAATGTGCAATAGACCAGAGTAGTCTTAGACACTTTTTCACTGAGATGCATAAAGAGTATGGATGTGGTCTCTACACAAGAGAACTTACAGTACCAAAAGACATGGTATTTGTGGGCAAGTTACACAGGCATCAGCACATGACATTTTTGCTCCAAGGCGAAATGCTGATTGTAAGTTCAACAGGTAAAAAAAGGATAAAAGCACCCTACACATGGGTGTCACCAATAGGGGCTAAGAGAGCGTTCTACGCACTGGAGAAGTCCATTCTCACGACAGTGCATATCACAAAACACTTAACTGAAAACGAGTTGTCGGAACTAGAAGAAGAGGTTATTGCCCCTTCATACGAATCTATCGGTTTAGAAGAACCCGATCTCAGTCTTTTATCGGAGAAATAAAATGTCGTTTATAGCAGCAGCGATTGTAGGCAGTGCAGTGGTTGGAGGTATTGCCTCTAGAGGCGCAGCCAAAGATGCTGCCAGAGCGCAAGATAGAGCCACAGAAGCTAGTCTTGAAGCCTTTCGCTTCTCTCAGCCCTACATTAAAGACTCCTACGACTCAGCAGGTAGGTTTAA